ATGAACCGCCCTTAAAGCGGTTTTTTATTGCTAGTAGAAGATTTAAGGTATCTTTTCTAATAGGCACATACTATTAAAGTGTTTTTTATTTATTTTTTAGATTGAAAAGATTGCTATTTGAGTAATTTAAATATAAAAATCTTTATTGATTGAGCGTAGTTGTTATACAGGATATTTATAAGGATTTTAAAATGACAATTATCACATTGCTTGATGTTGAGACGAAGAAGAAGGTGATAGTTCGGTCCGTAATAGACCCAATAGCAAGAATAGACAAAAAAGGGAATATACAAATTATTCAAATTCATAAATGGCTATATGATGAATCTGGAGATTTCGTTGATGAAGACTTATATGAGGCACTCAACAATGGAGAAGTTGGAATATACTTAACTTTGCAGTATATGATCATTGATATTGAAAATTAATTATTTTTTATTTTTAGTCAGTTTGAGTTCTTACTCTCTAGAGCCTAATGGTTACTGCACATAAGACCTTATTAAGTATTACCTATTGATGGGCACATATTCTTTATAAGTCTTGATAAGTAAAAAAATTATGTAGGCTAAAAATAAAACCATTTAAAAAAAGAAATCTTTATCTATTTAAATATGAATATTTGATATTTTTAATTCAATCCCTATTGCTAGTGCTTAAATATTATGCCAATATGAAGTTGGAAATATTTCCGAATAGATATTTCCTATTTCAGGTTTAAGCGTTTTTTTCGCTAAGTCCATTTCTGAATAAAAATAGGAAGTGGGCTTTTTTATTTTTAAATATTTCTGTATTATCAGTGTGTTGCTGTAGGTAACACTAAACCTTGTTGATCAGCGCAAATATCAAAAAGGGGAGCTTGCCTACTAGGCAAGCTTTTTAAATTGATCAACTAAACACAATAATCCATTTCAAAGCTCATTAGAAAAATCAAACTTCCCTAGCTTTTATTCGTACTAATTTATTGAATCTAATCGTCTTTATAATTTTAAAAAATTCCTTAAACTAAAAATGGAAAATTTCTTGTTGCAACATTGTTATAATAGGACTACCTTAAGAAAAAATACTTTATAAAAATGAGGAGCTGCTGAAATGCCACAGTATCTCATGTTTGCGGAAAATATTTATAACAAAATTAAAGATGAGGAATTATTTTCACATGACTGTATTGAAAATATGAACTTACTTATGACATGTATACGCAGAGAAATTGAGGGAACAGAATTTAAATTAAAATATAATTTTATTGATTTTGTTGAATTGTTCAGTAGACCATTAGATGAATGTAAAGTAAAAATAGATGTGAGTTTGATTCCTCCTCATAATTCAGAAGGTGAGTATATTTTATGGTTAGCTGGATTAATCGAAAAAATTACAGAAGGTGGACCTAAACCACCTCCGCCTATAAAGAAGTTTATTCCAGAGTATATGAGCTTGAAATTTGAATTAGATTTTTTACCCTTAAATGAGGAAAAAATTCAAAACGAAGGTAAAGAAATTACGGATTACTTTAATTCAAAGCTTTATAAGGCAACTTTTAAGAAGTAATACTATATTGCCTGTGAGTTTAGCCACCGCCTTAGGGCGGTTTTTTTTGGGTGAGAATAATGGATTCTACAGAATACTTTTGGCTTACTCGGAAAAAAGAACCTAAAACTAAACCTAAAAGCCGGCCATTGCCTAAGGCGAAGCAAAAATATCTCGAGGCTGAGGCAACACTTAAGGAAGAGCTTGAGGATTTGGCGATTGGATTTGAAAGTAAGTTTCAGCCGATCCATACCAAACACTGGCGCTTTGATTTTCATATAGTGAAATTGCGTTTGCTCATTGAAATTGAGGGTGGTCCCTGGTCTGGTGGGCGTGGTGGAAAGCTGTCAAATAAAGCATGGAGTCTTGATCGATATGATCATGCTGAAGAGATGGGTTACAAAATAGAGCGCTTTCATCCAGATTCTATTTTGTCGGGATATGTCATCAACTGGATAAAAAGTGAATTAGCGAGAATTGAAGATGGAGCAAATAAGACCATTTCCACCGACTGATTTTATTGATCAAGCTGAAGAAGAGGAAGCAATTCGTTTAATACCTGCATCAGATTTAAAAAAATGGGTTATTGCAAATTACTTAACGATTGGCGGACCTCTTCACAACCCGGATCATGACCATATTGCAGAGCTACTTCACGACAATGAAGAATTTTTAGCATTTGCATGGGCTTCTTCTGCATATAAAAGCAAGCAAGCTATGGTATTAGGCCAGTGCGAGAAAGTAATGTTTAACGTCGGTGGTTGGCGTAAAGCAAGACAAGAGCAACAGATGCGCGACTGGTTTGGTTTTGTACCAACATATTTAATAACGGTCGATGCATCTTTCTGTGAGCGTGCAAACGATACAGAGTTCTGTTACTTGCTTGAACATGAGCTTTACCACATTGGAGTGATGAGAGACGAGGACGGCGAAATCATTTATAGCGATAGTACAGGGCTGCCTAAGCATTACTTAGCTGGTCATGATGTAGAAGAATTTGTTGGCGTGGTTAAACGGTGGGGGCCAAGTAAGAATGTTAAGCGACTTATTGAAGTCGCAAAAAATCCTCCGTTTGTTTCGAATCTTGATATTTCAAAATGCTGCGGAAACTGCGTAATCAACTGAGCCGAATGGCTCTTTTTTTTGCCTTCTTTGCTAGACGTAGCTAGACAAAGGTGGGGGTATGGCTGCACTTAAAGAACAGGTAAAAATATTTATTGTTCAAGCGCTTGCCTGCATGGATACCCCTCAACAGGTAGCTAATGCTGTCAAGCAAGAATTTAACATTGAGATTGATCGAAAACAGGTACAACTTTATGACCCGACAAAAGCGGCAGGAAAGAATTTAAGTAAGAAATATAAAGACCTTTTTCATAAAACCCGAGAGGACTTTAAAAAGAATGTTTATGACATCCCTTTAGCTAATAAAGCCTATCGGCTTAAAGAACTTCAGAAGATTTATGAAGACTGGAAGAACAACAGGCTTATGAAGCAAGGGGTTATTAAACAGGTTCGGGAAGAAATGCAGGGTTATGACCTGATGTTATTAAATCTTGAGTTAAAGCAACTTGAGATTGAAAAGTTAAGAGAGGGTGAAGGTGATGAAGATCCAACACCAGTCAAGGTAACTATTCAAGTTGTGGATGCGAGTAAAAAAGATGCCGAACATCAATCCGACACTGAATGTACCTCAGGCTAATTTTTTGCAGATGGAAAAGAAGTTCCGCGCATTTGTCGCTGGCTTTGGATCGGGAAAGACTTGGGTTGGATGCTCCAGTTTATGCAACAAAGCTTGGGAATTCCCTAAAGTACCTTTGGGTTATTTTGCTCCAACTTACCCGCAGATTCGCGACATTTTCTTTCCAACTATTGAAGAGGTTGCTTTCGATTGGGGGCTTAAAACTAAGGTTTATGAAACCAATAAAGAGGTGGATATCTATTATGGTCGGCAATATCGAACGACAATCATTTGCCGGTCTATGGAGAAACCAGCAACAATTGTAGGTTTTAAAATTGGCCACGCCTTGATTGATGAACTTGATGTTATGGCCAAGGTCAAAGCTCAACAGGCTTGGCGTAAGATCATCGCGCGTATGCGTTATAAGCAAGCTGGTTTGCTCAACGGTATTGATGTGGCCACTACACCTGAAGGTTTTAAGTTTACATACGAGCAATTTGTTAAAGAGGCAAATAAATCAGAGGCTAAGCGTAAGCTGTATGGAATGATTCAAGCTTCAACTTATGACAATGAGGCTAATCTTCCAGATGACTATATATCATCACTTTATGAGTCTTATCCGCCGCAGTTAATTTCAGCTTATCTAAGAGGGCAGTTTGTCAATTTAACCAGTGGTGCTGTTTACCCCGACTTTGATCGAGTTCTAAACCACACGGATGAAGAAATTAAGAAAGGTGAGCCTTTACTCATTGGTATGGATTTTAACGTGCTTAAAATGGCTGCTGTGGTTTATGTCATTCGAGAAGGGAAGCCAAGAGCTTTAGATGAACTGGTTGGCGTTAGAGATACTCCGACGATGTGTCAATTGATTAATGAGCGCTTTCCAGATCACGATATTACCGTGATTCCAGATGCTTCAGGTCAGGCAACATCTTCAAAGAACTTCAGTGAATCAGATCATGCAATCTTAAAGAAAAATGGATTCAAAGTTGAAGTGAATGGTGTGAATCCCGGAATTAAAGATCGTATTACTGCTGTTAATGCACAAATCCTAAATGCTGAGGGTGAACGACATTTAAAAGTGAATACAAACAAGTGCCCTAACTTTACGGCTACTTTAGAACAGCAAGTCTATGATGATTTTGGAATGCCTGATAAAAGTGCTGGTTTGGACCATGTGGGTGATGCTGGCGGTTATCCAATAGCTAAGCGGTTCCCAATCATTATTCAGAAAGTCTTTAAACAGCGCAAAATCGCTGGTTTTTCTCATTAAACAACGCACCTTTAATGGTGCTTTTTTATTGGTGTTTTTATGGCAGTTACTGATAAACATCCGCAGTATATTGCTGCACAAAAAAGCTGGTTGATTATGCGTGATGCCGTTGCCGGTGAAGAGCAGATCAAACAGGCACAAACAAAGTACTTGGCTAAATCGGCTGGCATGATTGAAGCTGAAAAGCAGGGAGATACAGCTGGAGAGATTTACAAAGCTTATTTAAGCCGTGCTCAGTATCCGTTATGGGTTCAAGATTCTCTCCGCACGATGATTGGTTTGGTTTCAAAGTTAGATCCAAATATTGTGATTGAAAGCACTTTGCTGCAAGGGCTTATCACGAATGCAACCAATGACGGATTTGGTCTTAAACAGCTCTTTATCCGAATTTGCTTAGAATTATTGGAATATGGTCGCTGTGGATTGCTGGTTGATGTCGATGCTAAAGGCGTGCCTTACTTCGCGCTTTACGATGCTTTATCCATTATTAACTGGAAAGAAAACAGTATAGGTGGCCGCAAAGATCTAAAACTATTAGTGCTTGAGGAGCAATTTGATAATAGTGAAGATGAATTTGGCCATAACACAAAGACGAGTGAAGCAACAGCAGATATCGCATTTTTAGCTCAATCACAGTTCTCATTAGATGAAAACGGCAAGGCTGTTGCAATCGATGCAAATGGTGAAGTGGTGATTGGTAAAGATGGTTCTAACCCTGTTACTCCTAAGGAGTGGGTAGAAGGCTTACGCGAGAACAAACCTTACTTCTGGCCTAAAGCAAATGGTTCTGGTTCGCCTGGTTCAGGAACTTCAATTAAGAAATGGTCTGACTATACAGAAGTTGAGCGAGCGGCTTTAGCTCGTGAAAACCCAACAGCTTTCCAACAATTATTGCAAACAAAAGGTAAATAAATATGCCAGCCACCCAATTAAAAGATATTTTCGTTGGTGAATATTACGCGACTTTAGATCCAGTAAACTCTCCAGAAAAAACAGCAGTTTATCAATCCGGTATTGTCACTAAAAATGAAGCCTTAGATGCAATTGCCAACAACGGCCAAGGCACTTCAACTATTTCATATTGGCAAGATCTTGATGCTAATGAAGAGCCAAACACTTCTACAGATGATCCTGATCAAAAAGGTAAAGTGGGTAAAGCTACTCAAGGTAGTATGCAAGCACGAACTCTTTATCTCAACAAACCTTATGGTGTAGCAGATTTAACAACCGAGTTGGCTAATAGTGAGCCAATGCAACACATTCGTAACCGATATGGAAAGTATTGGGAGCGTCAATGGCAGCGTTACTTATTAGGTGCAGCTCGAGGAATTATTGCCTCTAACATTGCTAATAATTCTGGTGACATGGTTATTGATGCGGGAGCAACAATGACCGCTGATGCTATGCAAGATGCTGCATTTACCGCTGGTGATGCAGCAGATCAGTTTGCTGCTATTGGTGTTCATTCAGCTGTAATGAAACAGATGGTGAAGAAAGACCTTATCCAGTATATCCAAGATTCACAAGGTCGAATCATTTTAACAACCTATCTTGGCAAACCAATCTTCATGGATGATGGCCTTACCTATGGTTCTAAGCAATATCTAACGATGTTCTTTGGTACCGGTGCGTTTGGCTATGGTGAAGGAACTCCAGCTAATCCTGTTGGCTTGCAACGTGATGAGCTTGGTGGTAACGGTGGTGGTTCAGAAACTATTGTTGAACGTAAAACTTATATTTTACAACCTGCTGGTTTTTCTTGGGAAGGCGAAAAGGATCCAAATAAAACACCAACAATTGGCCAATATTCGGACGGCTCAAATTGGAAACGAGTGTTCGACCGTAAACTTGTCCCATTTGCTGCAGTTATTTCTGGCACACCTTAATAAACATGGCGACTTCGGTCGCCTTTGTTTTTGGAGATAAAAATGAAAGTCATTTATACAAATACAATTCCTGAAAATCGTGAACACAATGCATGTTATCGGACTTCATTTTTAGGAGTTATTGGAGAAGCTTCATTTGTACATGTAGATGATGATTTTCCTAATGCAGATGAAATTCGTAATGCATATTCACATTTAAACGGGTCAGTAGAACCAAATTTTAATGTAGGCTCGCTTGTTCCTGTTGAGCAATTTGATGCTGTGGTGGCGAAATTAACAGAATCAGAACAAGCAATATTGTCTGCTGAGGAACAGCTTGCAACTGTGAAGGGCGAATTTATTGCTTTTCAAAATGATCCTGAAGCGATGAAAGCACGTATTGCTGAACTTGAATCAGGTGAAGGTGGTCAAACACCTGAAAATGACCAAAAACCAAGTGATACTCAACCACAACCAATTAACTATGCTGGTCTAAAAGTAGATGAGCTTCGAGCTGTACTAACTGAAAAAGGCATTGCATTTGAAGCAGGTGCTAAAAAAGATGAACTTTTAGCATTAATTCCAAAGGAATAATCCATGAGCTTTATCACTGAACAAGAAGCGATAGAACATGTTGAAGGCTTTGATGCTTTATCTGCTAGTGATAAGGCTCAATACCTTCAGATGTCAGAAGCTTATCTACTAGCACGTAACGTTAGGCCTTATGAAGATGCTACCCAAGTACCTGAACCTTTAAAAACGGCCTCCTATCAAATCATCAAGGGCATTATGAAAGGTGATCTATATCAAGGGCAAGAACAGGCACTAAAACGTAAGAAAGTCAAAGCTGATACGGTTGAGACCGAAAAGGAATATCAGGACGGATCAGTAAAGCTTAGTGCAATCGAGCAATTCATTCTTGATTTGATAAAACCGTATTGCAAACGGAAATCCGTCTTTTTTGTCAGGAAAATCTAATGGGCTTACGTGACGAAATTCAGGCAGACATTGCTGAAGCATTTAATGATGATTTAGCAGATGCCGTTCATACCTTTACATGTGAGCGCATCTCAAAAACTAATTGGGATCCTAAAACTGAAACTTCTATTGAGGTTAAAGAAAACTATTCTGGTCGTGGCGTTCTGTTTGGCTCATACAGTCAATATGAGATCCAAACGCTTGGAGTACTGGCTACGGATAAAAAGGCGACCGTGCTTCAAAATGAAGTGTCTTTAACTCCAAAAATTGATGATGAATGGTTAACAACCTTAGGCTCATTCCGCGTTATTCATATCCAGCAGGATCCAGCTAGCACAATATGGAAATGTCAGTTGAGGAAGGTTTAAATACTTGATCTAATATCCTTCTAAAATAGGGGGATATATGGCTAAGAAAGAGTTAAAAAATAAAATTAAACTCGTAGGTTTTTGGACTTTTGGAGGAGTTTTTTGGTACTTGGTTATTAGTTTCTTTTTATTAAGTGAGTATCCAATACAAGACTTCATTTTTGATCATAAAAAAGCTTATGATGTTTTAAAAGATGCTCTAACTATTGCAGCGTCCTTCTTAGCTCCTGTAGCTGCTTTTGTTCTTTTTACTGATTGGTGAACAACATAAATTAGTAAAGCTTGAAAAAGATGCGGAGCAAATTATTCATAATATTTACATTGCGAATAAAACTCTATTAACTTTTTTTAACTCTATATGTGTAGGGGAAAAGAAGCAA